TAGAGCCTTTAAACCCTTCTCCCCCCTGAAAGTAAAAATATGAGCTATAGTTATAAGTTGCTTTACCTCTTAATTATAAGAGGAGGGGGGAGGGGGAAAACTTGTGTGCGGGAATAAAGAGGTAAAGCAACTTATAACTATAGCTCATATTTTTACTTTCAGGGGGGAGAAGGGTTTAAAGGCTCTAAAAGGCCCCTGTAGGGCCTCTTGGCTACCTGTGTACCACCGAGGATGTTTAAGGGCCTTCTAGGCCCCTTTAAAGAGCTTCTAGGGCTATTGGCATGTGGGTCGCTTCGCTCCCCACTACAGAAGCTTTTACAATGCGATTTCTAAGGAGCTTATAAAGAAGAAGCTTTCTAATAAAAAGAAAGCTTCTTCTATAAAAGAGCTTTCTTTAAGAAAGCTCTTATAAGAAGCTTATCCTTAAAGATAAGCTTCTTTATATATATATTTATATATATATGTATTATTATATCGCTTTTGTAAAATTTGTCAAGCCCCCTGTTCCAGGGGTGTCTCCTGTAGTAAAAGTGCTGTGGCTCGCTGCACCTAGGGGCACAGCTCCCCACTCCTGTAAAGAGCGGGCAACCAAGCCCGCTCTTATAAATAAGGCTCTTTTTAAGTAAAGTTGTATACAAAGTTGACAAGCGAGTAAAAATATGATATAATGATAGGGTAGGCTGTAATTTTGTGTTACAGCCCTTTTAATTTTTAGCGGAGATGCTATGAAGGAAAAATATTCTTTGGACAACAAATCTCTCAACTTGAATCGAGTCAAGTACACCCACGAAAAAAACTGTAAATTTCCTGTAGAGAAGCGCATTGAGGTGATTACCAAGCAGCTTGCTCTAGGCAACATGCGTCTCGTAGCAGACCTCACTGGTGTGTCCTATGGGCTCATACGCATATGGAAAACACAGCCTTGGTGGAAAGAGATGGAGCTGGAGATTCGCAACTCTCGCAAAGCTCGTGTCGACGACAAGTTGAACAAAATTATTGACAAGGCATTGGACACCATTGAAGACCGCCTTGACAAAGGTGACTTCGTGTATGACCAGAAGAAGGGAGAAATTTCTCGCAAGCCTGTGTCTCTCAAGGAAGCCCGTGGTGCTGCGAACGATTTGATGCAACGTCAAATTGCTGTTGAAAAGCTGGCACAAGAAGAAAAACATTTGACCAACACGTCAACCATAAAGGACCAGCTCGCAGACCTCGCTTTGCAATTTGCTGCTTTCAATACAAACAGAACCATCGATGTTGTCGCTACTTCGGTAGCTCCAGGAGATACCAATGCCCTACATGAAAAACGGGAAGCGCGATTACAAGAGGGAGAACGAGCTATACAACAGCCGCCCCGAGCAGAAGAAAGCCAGAGCCGAACGCAACTCAGCGAGAGCCACAATGGTGGCAGCGGGGAAGGCTACGAAGGGGGACGGGAAGGACGTGGACCACAAGAAGCCTCTGAGCAAGGGTGGGACGAACTCGACGACGAATTTGCGCTCAGTGACGCAGAAGCAGAACAGGAGCTTCTCAAGAACCCCGAGTGGAGCCTTGAAGAGTCAGAAGAGTAAGAAGGGCTATTAATGCATCACCTGTTTCATTCTGGCTGGCGCCCTGTCCTTGGATGGCTTTGTGTTGTAGCACTTGCCTGTGCATGGTTTGAAGTGACAAAGATTCCTAGTAGCGAAATTATCCCTGTGCTGTTTGGCATAGGTGGTCTAAGAACATTTGAGAAACTCAAAGGAGTTGCTAAATAATTTCTTCACTTCGTTCCAGAAATTTAGGAGATTAATATTTTAACCGCAGATACAGTTAAGGGGTTCTCTCAGAGCATGCTCCAGAAGGATTTCGATGCTGCGTCTGAATCTCCTGAATGTCATTATGAATGGTGGAAGCTCTTTTGTAGCAAGCACCCCCAGGTAGCCATCAGTGCTCCTCGAAACCATGCCAAGAGTACGGCCCTGACGTATTCTTATACCTTAGCCTGTGTGCTGTTCCGTGAACGTAGTTATGTACTAATTGTCTCGGATACAGTGTCGCAGGCTTCGCAGTTTCTGAACGACATTAAACAAACTCTTTTAGAGAATGACCAGATTCGTTCTCTATTCAAGATAAAAGAATTTACAAAGGAAACAGAAGACGACATCATTGTCACCACAGAAGACAATCATATGTTTCGTATTCAAGCCAAAGGAGCTGAACAAAAGCTTCGGGGTTTGAAATGGAACAACAAGCGACCAGACCTCATTGTCTGTGACGACTTGGAGAATGATGAAATTGTGATGAACAAGGAACGTCGTGAGAAGTTTAGAAGGTGGTTCTACGGGGCTCTGCTGCCCTGTAAGAGCGTTAATGGCATCATCCGATACGTAGGCACCATCCTGCACTCGGACAGCCTCCTAGAGAGTTTAATGCCTCGTGTGTACAAGAAGGAAACCATTGTCACACCACTGAAGATTTATACCAACAAGCGCGAAGCTTGGCTATCAGTAAAATATCGTGCCCACACAGACGACTTCCAACACATCCTTTGGCCCGCAAGATATGACAAGGAATATTTCCTATCTAAGCGACAAGAATATTACGACCAAGGTATTCCAGATGTTTACTCGATGGAATATCTCAACATTCCTATTGATGAGAGTGTTGCCTATTTCAAGCGTAAAGACTTTGTTGCAATAAGCGAAGAAGAGAAGAAACTCTCCCTACATTACTACATCACTGCTGACTTGGCCATCTCTAAAGAAGAATCTGCCGACTACTCTGTTTTCATTGTAGCTGGTATGGATGAAAGTAGAATGGTGCACATCAAGGAAGTTGTTCGTGATCGTTTAGATGGTAGAGAGATTGTTGATACTATCTTGATGCTTGAGAACCTATACAAGCCAGAATGTTTTGGTATTGAGGAAATGCAGGTAACTAAAGCAATTGGTCCTTTCCTACGAGAAGAGATGGTTGCTACAGGCATCTTCCCAAACCTCGTTAAGCTTAAGCATGGGGGCAAGGACAAGATTTCTCGTGCTCGCTCCATCCAGGCTCGTTTACGTGCTGGTGGTGTACGGTTTAACAAAGCAGGGGAATGGTATCAAACGCTTGAAGATGAAATGTGTACGTTTCCACGATCTAAGCATGACGACCAAGTAGATTGTATGGCCTACCTCGGGATGCTTCTCGACACAATGGTAGAAGCACCAACCAAAGAAGAGGAAGATGATGACGCCTACGCCGATGAATATGAACGCAACATTGGAGAACTCGGACGCTGCGCAAGCACCGGCTACTGATGAAGTTTCCCTTCGGAGTTTAATTGAAAGTAAGAACATTGCTCTTGACTTGGATGAGGACACTCTTAACGAAATCTCCTCACAGGTCAAAGACGGCTTTGAATATGACCTCACTACTCGTGAGGAATGGGAAAAGAACGTCGATGAGTGGACTAAGCTTGCTCTACAAACCTCTGAAGAAAAGAGTTGGCCCTGGCCCAAGGCAGCTAACGTAAAATATCCTCTGCTTTCTACAGCAGCTATGCAGTTTAATGCTAGAGCCTACCCCTCCTTGATTCCTTCCACTGGTGACTTGGTAAAAGTTTCCGTGATTGGCAAGGACAAGGATGGTCAAAAGCTGGAACGTGCTAAGCGTGTAAGCAAGTATATGTCCTACCAAGTGCTGAATGAAATGCAGGGCTGGGAAGAGGACATGGACAAGCTCTTGATGATGCTTCCCATTGTAGGGACAGCCTTCAAGAAGACTTATTACAACAATGTAACTAAGCAAAATGTCTCTGAACTGGTTCTTCCTAAGAACCTAGTTGTAAATTATTGGGCTAAAAGCCTAGATGATGCAGAGCGCATTAGCGAAATCCTGCCTTCAATGACGAAGCGCAAGGTTAAAGCTAAGATGATGACCAACTTCTACCGTGATGTAGAGCTTGGTGATCCTGTTCCTGATCCAAACCATCTGGTTGTTGCTACAAAACAAGATGATACAACCCCGTATCAGATTATTGAGCAACATACCTACCTAGACCTCGACGACGACGGGTATTCAGAGCCTTATGTTGTCACCTTTGAAAGACAAAGTGGTGAAATTTTACGAATTTGCGCAAGATTTGATGAAGACACTATCCACATTGATGACGAAGGTAATTTACAGTGTATTGATCCTATTCAATACTACACCAAGTTCGGTTTTATTCCCAATCCTGATGGTGGCTTCTACGACGTAGGCTTTGGCCTGCTTCTAGCCCCACTAAATGAGTCTGTAAATACTCTTATCAACCAGCTCTTGGATGCTGGTACACTAAGCAACCTGCAAGGTGGCTTCTTGGGTAAGGGTTTGAAGATGAAGATGGGTGAATCTCGCTGGCAACCGGGTGAATGGAAGCCGGTTAATAGCACTGCTGACGACCTGCGTAAGCAAATCGTTCCTCTCCCGGTAAAAGAACCAAGCAACGTTTTGTTCCAGCTTATGGGTAGCTTGATTTCTTCGGGCAAAGAGCTTGCCTCAGTGGCAGAAATTTTCGTTGGTAAGATGCCTGGGCAAAACACCCCTGCAACTACAACAATGGCTACTATTGAGCAGGGAATGAAAGTATTTACAGCGGTGTATAAGCGAGTATACCGTTCCCTGAAAGAAGAATATTACAAAATCTATTGTCTAAATCGTGTCTATATGGACCCCAATAAGTATGCAGCAGTGCTGGATGACAATATTGGACCTAATGACTTCGATGAAGAAACTTACGATGTTTGTCCTGCTGCTGATCCAAACACTGCCACTTCTACAGAGAAACTGATGAAGGCGCAAGGTTTGTTAGAACTCCTACCTACAGGTATCCTTGATCCTGTAGCGGTTGTCAAGAGAGTCCTTGAGGCTCAGGAACAACCAGATTGGGAGCATCTGCTTAATCAGCAAATTCAACAAACTGGTCAAATGCAACCTCCTCCCGATCCAAAGCTTCAGGAAATGCAAATGAAGGGTCAGCTAGAGCAGCAAAAGGCTGCAATGCAATCCGAAATGGCACAACATAAAGCACAACTGGAAGAGAGAAGCGCGCAAGTGCAGCTAGCCATGAAGGCACAGGAGCACAATTTGGAGATGCAACATAAAGCAAACGTTGCAACCATTGATGCTGCTACCAAGCTACACATGCAAAAAATCTTTAGTGCTGCTGAGCAGCTCAAAGTAAATCAGCAACTGGTTCAAAACAGCCAGAAGCATAGCCAAGCAATGTCTCACCAAGAGGAGAAAGCTAAATTAGCGCAAAAGACAGCTACATCGAGTGGCAAGAACTCGAATTCACCAAAGAAGTAATCCGCATTTTCTCTGAAAGAAAGAAAGCTCTGACAGAAATGCTGCAGGATAATGCAGGTGAAGATTCCCTAAAAGACAGGTATTACTGCGGATATATTGCTGCAGTTAATGACATCCTCAACATAGATGTAGAAGAGGTATCAGTAGATGATTGAACCATGTGGTCACAGGCTTGTAATTAAGCCGTTCAAGTTGGCAGACGTAGATGTAGACCTTCAGCGTGCGCGAGCACTTGGTCTTACAGTTGTACGTGAAAACGAAAAGCGAGAAGACGCGTCGGTGGACAAGGGTATTGTTCTCGCCGTAGGTCCTACTTGTTGGCCCGATCAGGAGCCCTGGTGCAAGGTTGGTGACACCATCATCTTTGCTAAGTTTGCTCCAAAGTTCATTGATGATCCTGAAACCAAGGACACCCTTGGTATTCTCAATGATGAGGATGTAGTTGCTGTTTTAAAGGAAACAAATGTCTGAAGAACTAAACACTGAAGTTGTAGAAACTTCCCCTAGTGAGACAAGTAAAGAACTTTCTCCTATGGAACAAAAGGCCCTTGAACAAGGGTGGCGTCCTAAGGAAGAGTTTAACGGTGATCCAGAAAGCTTTATTGATGCTGCTGAGTTTGTCCGTCGAGGTGAGCTGTTCTCCAAGATTGAACATCAATCTAAGGAACTGAAGCAAGTCCGACAGGCCCTTGAAGCCCTGAAGGATCATCACAGCAAGGTTAAGGAAACTGAATATAAGCGTGCTCTAGCTAGTCTAGACTCTGCTCGTAAGCAGGCTCTTGCCGATGGAGAAACAGAGCGTTTCTTCGCTCTGGAAGAAAAGATTGAAGAAGTAAAGGCCGAGAAGGCTGAGTTTGACGCTGAGCTTAAGAGCGTACCTACTAATGATGCTCCACAACCTCCTCAGGAGTTTGTTAATTGGGTGAATCAGAATAAGTGGTATGAATCTGACAAGGCTATGCGTGCTTATGCTGACCGCCTTGGAGCTGAACTTGCAAGCTCCTATCCTCCTGCAACTGTCCTCACTATGGTGGAAAAGGAAGTTAAGAAGGAATTCTCACACAAGTTTACCAATCCTAAGTCGTCACGTCCTATGGCAGTGGAACCTGCTGGTCGAGGTGGTACAAAGTCTGATAGCTTTGCTCTTTCCTCAGATGAGCGTGACATTATGCGAAAGTTCGTCCGTAGCGGTGTTATGTCTGAACAAGAATACATTGCAGAATTAAAGAAAGTGAAGGGCATTTAATATGAGTATCCCTACCCGTGGTGCAAGAGCTACCCGTACCCAACGTGTTCCAGTAACTGAACGAAGTGTTCTCTCTGTTAAGGGCAAAGAGCCCGGCTTTCATTATCGAATTGTTAATGACCAGGGTGACCGCGTACAGCAAATGCTAGACGCTGGCTACGAAATTGTTGAGGCATCTGCGGTGCAAGTGGGCGATAAGCGTATCAACGCTGTAGCTGCTGAAGGCACCAAAGCACAGGTTTCTGTTGGTGGTGGTACAAAGGCATTTGTCATGCGACAAAAGCAAGAGTGGTATGATGAAGATCAAGCCGCTAAGCAAGCCCGAGTAACACAGTCCGAAGAAGCAGTTAAAAACGTTCCCGGAACCTACGGCTCTATCAAAGTGGGAAGGGAATAACTTGGAGAATATTAAATGGCTAGTGTACCTGCAGGCTTTCGTCCTGTAAAACACATGAACGGTTCTGCCTATAATGGGCAGGTCAACCGTTACATGATTTCCGCTTCTGACACCGCCGCCACTAACGTTGGCGATCTTGTTCAGCTTTCTGATAACGCTGCTCTTGTTGATGCTGCAACTGGTTTCGGTGTATACCCTGCCGTTGAACGTATTGGCTCTGGCACAGCAGTTCCCATTGTAGGTGCCATTGTTGGTTTTGAGGTTGATTACTCAAATCTAAATGCTGGTAACTATCGTGCTGCTTCTACCCGTCGAGTGGTTCTTGTTGCTGACTCTCCAGACCTGATTTTTGCTGCTCCCCAAGACGCCGTAGGCGGTGTTGTGGCTGCTGCTTCTGTTGGTCTGAACGTGTCGATTAACCTTGGCACTGCTGCAACCACGCAGCCTTATGCTTCTGGCATGAGCGTAGATAGTTCCACTGTTGCTACTACGGCAACCATTCCTCTGCAAATTATGGGTGTTACTGCTTCACCTGACAACGACGAAACTTCCACTTCACGTCCTGCAGAGCTGCTTGTTCGCATCAATACCCATCAGTATGGTGCTGCTGGCTTGGCTGGCGTTTAAAGGAGAATAAATAATGTCAGGTATTATCAATAGTTCCAGTTTTGCCAAAAGCCTATGGCCCGGCGTAAATGCTTGGTACGGCAAGGCATATGCTGAATACCCCGTCGAATACACTAAGCTGTTCGACACTTTCAAGTCAACTCGTGCGTTTGAAGAAGACGTTGGTGTTACTTCGTTTGGTCTTGCAATTGCTAAGCCTGAAGGCTCTGCAATTAGCTATGACACCGAACGCCAAGCGTTCATCACTCGTTATAGCCATGTAGTGTACGCACTAGGCTTTGTCATCACCCGTGAAATCATGGAAGATGACCAGTATGATGTAGTAGGTCAACGTAAGGCTCAAGGTCTTGCGTTCTCTATGCGCCAGACTAAGGAGCTAATTGCTGCTAACGTTTACAACCGTGCTTTCAACACTTCGTATGTTGGTGGTGATGGTTCAACGCTGATTGCCTCGGCTGCTGGTGGTTCTGCAAGCCATCCTCTGTTTGCTGGTGGCACTGCTACTAACGGTCCTACAACCGCTGCTGACCTTTCAGAAGCCTCGCTTGAGCAGGCCATGATTGACATCGCTGGTTTCACCAACGACCGTGGTTTGCTAATTGCTGTTCGTCCTAAGAGCCTCATCATCGCTCGTCAGAACATCTTTGAGGCCAAGCGCCTCACTGCTCCTGATGGTCGTCCTGGTGTTGACACCAACGACGTGAACGCGCTGAAGAGCCTTGGTATGGTCCCTGAGGTCGTAGTCAACCACTATCTGGTTGATCCCGATGCTTGGTTCATTCGTACTGATGCTCCTCATGGCATGAAGCACTTTGAACGTCGTGCTGACCAGTTTGAAATGGATAACGACTTCGACACCGAGAACGCTAAGTTCAAGGCTACGGCTCGTTATAGCTTCGGCTGGACTGACTGGAGAGGTATCTACGGTTCGCCAGGGGCGTAAGCCACTCGAATGGGTCCAGTTTTCTGGACCTTTTCTTACACATTAAGGAAACTGTATGACCGTACCAACTAGTCAAGTTGGGCTTAGTTATCCTAAGCCACGCGAACTTCTAACGAAGATTTTTAAAATTTCACGTAGTGACACCACCGCTGCTGTTAAGGCTGCTCTCCCAAAGAGTTCTTACATTCTTGGTGCCTATGTTATCGGCGGTGTCGCATCAGATGCAGCCACCACAGCAACAATCAGCTTCGGTAGTTCTGCTACTGCCACTGAATACGTTAGTGGTTACGACGTTAAGGCTGCTGCTACAGGAGAGGGCTACAGCCCTGCCGGTGCTGCTGCCGTAGGCTCTGCCTTTGGCGTTGCTCTTACCTCGGATGTCACCATCTATGGCAAGTATGCAGAAACAGGAACTGCCTCCACTACTGGGGGCCCTTGGATTGTGAAGCTAGAATACTTCGTCCCAGGCCCTGGCGAAGCTGTAGACGACTGATACCTTCCTCTAACGAGTCCAGGTATCCCACGCTTACGCGTTTCGTGGTTAAAAGAAGTAACGACAATTGGGGTGAGAAGCCCCATCTTTATTTTAATTAGGGAGAAATATGGCGGTTAAGATGAATCCCGGGGTTTCTGGAAACTCAGCTTTACTGGCTGAAGAACTCCCACACAGTCTTTCAC